ACTGTAGTTACTGCTGCGGCTGCTGGAGTAAGACTGCCAACTGCGGTAGCTGGTATGCGTATCCTAGTTAGAAACTCAGATAGTGCGGATACTTTAAGTATTTACCCAGCAACAGGCGGTACGATTAATGCTTTAGCGGCTAATGCTGCATTTACCTTAGCTGCTGGCTCAGCTATTGAGCTAATGGCTACTACCGCTACACAATGGTACACATTCTAAAAAGGACTGCTAGTGTCATATATGACAGTTTAGAGCAGTTTTTATAAAATCAGCAATTTTTTGATGTTCTTCGGCAGTGCCATCGTTTTTAATGCGATTGGCTCTCCAAGAAATAATTACAACATTGCCGGATATGTAATCTTTTGACGGATCAATTCGATCAAAAGTAACAGAGTTTTCAGTACGAGAATCGGAAAAGTAATCTAATTCCATTCCTAAAATGGGACAGTGCGTAGGAAAAGTAAGTTCACCAAATTCGATTGTAAATTCTTTACCAATACGAATAGCATTTGCTTTTTTGGCTCTAAACTTTTCCCGCATGGCTTGATAGATAGCGCTTTTACGAAACTTCTTGTTATCCCAATGCTGACCCCATTTGGAGAACATTTTGGTATGTAATTCTTCGGCTTTTTTAACTTGACGAATTTTAAAAGAATCAATACCAAGCTGTTGTGTTATTTGTTTTATGCGTTGTCGGCTTACAGGAGTGCTTAACTGGTTAGCAATATCTTCTAGTTTTTCTCCTTGTAAAGCTAAGGTTTTAATTAGATCATAGTCAGTAGAAGTAAGACGGCGATAGAATGGCATAGTTTCTCCTTAAAACACTAAGGTATCATATTTCTTTACTTTTGTCAAGTTCTTTGTAGCCCTAATTATTGCAAATCAAGTAAAAATATGCTACACTCAGCATAATGTTGTAATAATACAACATAGTTCCTAAAACAGGAGAAAACTATGGACAAAACGCTAGTAAAGTACTATGAGGAGCGATTCTCAACCATGACTACTCAAGGATGGAAGCAATTCCTTGAGGATGTGCAAGGCATCTTTGATGCCGTTAATAAAGTCGCTCCAATTCAAACTGAATTAGATCTGTACTTTCGTAAAGGGCAATTAGACATCCTTCAATGGGTGCTGACTCTTAAGGAAAGTTCAGAACAGGCTTACGAGGCATTGCAAAAAGACTCATCGGGAGATGCTCAGGATGACTCGTAAATTATTTGATTTCATCTGTAAAGATGGACACCAGCAAGAAAACTTGGTTAGTTATGAGGTAGCCAAAGTCCCTTGTTGGTTGTGCGGTAAAGACGCACACAGGCAGATTTCTGCACCCCGTATTAGTCTCGATCCTGTCTCTGGCGATCATCCGCAAGCGACAGCAAGATGGGCTAGACAGCGTGAAGAAAAACGCCTTAGAGAGCGTAAGCTCAATTCGTGACGAAGACAACCCCAACGGACCTTTGTTATTTTATAAATCCTACAATCACTTTGTGACGGGAGCATTATTATGGCTGCAAACTTTGTTGAACAAGAAGAACTGTTTGAAGGTACTGAGCAAGACGTAGTATCAGATGTTACAACCCAAGACGCTGCAACACAAATAGCAGCACAACCTGAAGCGGTTGACACGAAAGAACCAACGGATGAGTTACCTGAGAAGTATCGAGGTAAATCTGCGTTAGAGATTGCAAAGATGCACCAAGAAGCTGAGAAGCTAATCGGTCGTCAAGCAAACGAGGTTCACGAGGTACGAAGTCTAGCAGATCAGTTACTCAAGCAACAACTCGAATCTAAGCAACAGTTTAAGCCGGCTGAAACAGTTCCAGAAGAAGATTTCTTTGCTGACCCAAAGCAAGCTGTCTTAAAGACCGTTGATCAGCACCCTGCAGTACTTGAAGCTAAACAAAACGCACTCGAATTTAAGAGAATGCAAACTGCACAGAAACTGCAGTCTAAGCATCCCGACTTTGTGGAGATAGCGCAAAACGCTGAATTCCATGAATGGATTAAAGCAAGTCCAGTTCGTATAGATTTGTTTACTAAAGCCGATGCTGAATTTGACTTTAACTCGGCTGATGAACTTTTAAGCACCTACAAGGCGATTAAAGGTACTCAGTCTAACGAGAAGAAGACGCAAGCAGCAGAAGCACAGGCTAAAACTCAAGATACGGCATTGCGTGCCGCAGCAGTCGATACAGGCGGTAGCGGGGAAAGCACTAGAAAGATTTATCGAAGAGCTGACCTTATCAAACTGAGAATGACAGACCCAGATCGATATATGTCCTTGCAAGACGAAATTCTTGCGGCTTATAACGAAGGGCGAGTTAAATGAAACTTAATAATTTAGGAGATTTATAAAATGGCAACAGCAGCATACCCCGGTGGATCCGGTTCAATCGTAGCAAAAACGCAAGCAGATAAGTTTATTCCAGAAATTTGGAGTGACGAAGTAGTAGCTGCTTACAAAAAGAGCCTCGTATTAGCTAACTTGGTTAACAAGATGTCTATGCGTGGTAAGAAGGGTGACACTCTTCATATTCCTAAACCAACTCGTGGTGTAGCAACTGCTAAAGCTGCAAACACAACAGTTACCATCCAAGCTGACACCGAGACCGAAGTATTAGTCTCTATTGACCAGCATTTCGAGTACTCACGTTTCATCGAGGACATCGTCGAAGTTCAGGCTTTGGCATCACTACGTCGTTTCTACACTGACGACGCTGGTTATGCTTTGGCTAAGAAAGTTGACGACACGTTGTTTACTTTAGCCAAGACCTTTGGTAACGGTACTACAACCTATGTTCATAGCAACAGCTATTACATCGACGCTTCTACTGGTCTCACAGCTTACGCTGCTGATACTGTAGTTCCTGCTGACGTATTTACTGATGCTGGCTTCCGTGCCTTGATCAAGTTGATGGATGATGCTGACACTCCAATGGATGGTCGCTTCTTCGCTGTTCCTCCATCACTGCGTGCAGCTATCATGGGTATTGATCGTTACAACAGCTCTGATTTCGTTGATGGTCGTGGTGTAAACAACGGTCAGATCGGTCAGTTGTATGGTATCGACATCTATGTAACCAGCAACTGCCCAGTCATTGAAACAGATGCTGAGAACACTGCAACCGCTGGTGGCGACATCAAAGCAGCTATCTTGGCTCACAGAGATACGATGGTTCTTGCTGAGCAACTAGGTGTTCGTTCACAAGTTCAGTACAAACAGGAATATTTATCCACTCTCTATACCGCAGACACCCTCTTCGGTACAAAGACACTACGTCCTGAAACTGGCTTTATCTTAGCTGTAAACGCCTAATATTGGCAACTCAAGCTCCTTAGCTTCGGCTAGGGAGTTTGTTTAAGTACATTTTATGAGTGTATTTAAACAAATAAGGAGATAGACCTTGGCAATCTATAGAGGACCCGGTGGTTCAGGCGATGCTACTCAAGACGCTGCAAGTGAAGTACTCTTAGCACTACAAGCTAAAGAAGCTGCTATCGCTGCACAAGCTGCTGCAGAAACTGCAGAAACTAATGCAGAGACAGCAGAGACCAATGCAGCCGCCTCTGCTGCACTTGCTGCTACATTTAATCCTGCATTGTATGTAGCTAAAGCAAGTAATCTATCTGATCTTGCTTCTGCCTCTACTTCTAGAACTAACTTAGGTTTAGGTTCTATTGCTACTCAGGCTTCTAGTTCAGTAGCAATTACTGGTGGCTCAATCACAGGTATTACTGACTTAGCTGTAGCTGACGGTGGTACTGGAGCATCTGATGCTCCTACTGCAAGAACTAATTTAGGTCTTGGTAGTATTGCTACTCAAGCATCTAACTCTGTCTCAATCACAGGTGGTTCTATTACAGGAATTACAGACTTAGCAGTAGCAGATGGTGGTACAGGCGCTTCTACACTTACTGGAGTCTTAAAAGGTAATGGCACTTCTGCATTTACAGCAGCTACAGCAGGAACAGACTTTGTAGCTCCTAGCACAGCCACTACTTTTACTGCTACGCAAATATTTACAGGTTCTACAAGTGTTGCTGCGGTTAAAACTACAAATATTAAAGAAGTTTCTACAGTTTCTGCTACAGCAGCCACAGGCACAATTAACTACGATGTAACCACGCAATCAGTTCTTTATTACACAACAAATGCAAGCGGTAACTTTACAGTCAATTTTAGAGGCTCTAGCGGTACTTCTTTAGATACCCTTATGGCTACAGGAGAGTCTTTATCTGTTACTTTCTTAGTTACAAATGGTGCTACAGCATATTATAATTCTGCTGTACAGGTAGATGGTTCTTCTGTTACTCCTAAATGGCAAGGTGGAACTGCTCCTACTAGCGGTAATGCTAGTTCGATAGACAGTTATACTTATGTCATTATCAAAACAGGAAGTGCAACCTTTACTGTACTCGCAGCTCAAACTAAATTCGCATAGGTCAATAGATGCCACGCTTATCTAAAATTGGTGCAGCATCCCTAGCAGCCTTTGGTTGGACTAGCGGCTCTACCGTTTCTGCAAGTTACCTAGTGGTTGCTGGCGGTGGTGGCGCTGGTGGTCAAGGTAATGCTTCGGGTGCTGGCGGTGCTGGTGGTTTTCTTACAGGTACAACCTCCCTTAATCCCACACTTTCTTACACTGTTACAGTTGGTGGTGGTGGTGTTGGTTCTACATCATCCTCTGTAAGAGGGTCTAATGGTTCAAACTCCGTATTCAATAGCCTTACATCAATTGGTGGCGGTGGTGGTGGTTCGCAAGGTACTGGAGTTAGTACAGGTGCAGATGGCGGTTCAGGTGGTGGTGGCACTCCAAACCCAGCCACAGGCGGTGCTGGAACATCAGGACAAGGTAATGCTGGTGGCGCTGGATTAACTGATAACACAACTTACACGGCTGGTGGCGGTGGTGGCGGAGCTTTTGCCGTTGGTGCAAATGCTGCTTTTCAAGTTGGCGGTAATGGTGGCGCTGGTTCAGCCAACCCAATTACTGGTTCAACAACAGGACAACTTAGCGGCGGAACTTATTATTTAGCTGGTGGCGGTGGTGGCGGTGTAAACAATAGTTACACGGCTGGAACTGGCGGAGTTGGCGGTGGTGGTAATGGTACTAATAATTCATCTACAGGTGGAAATGGAACTGCTAATTTTGGTGGTGGTGGCGGTGGTTCAGGAAACGGAAACGGCGGTGCTGGCGGCTCAGGCGTAGTGATTATTTCCTACACATCTGCAACTCAACTATTCGGTGGTGGAACTGTTACTGTATCAGGTGGTAACTTTATTCACACTTTTACTTCTTCTGGTGCATTAAGCCCTTTATCTTCATTAACAGCAAACTTCTTAGTAATTGCTGGCGGTGGTGGTGGTAGTGTATGGGCGGGTGGTGGTGGTGCTGGTGGTTTAAGGTCATCTGTTACAGCAACAGGTGGTGGAGGTTCTTTAGAATCTGCTTTAACCATTGACACAAATTCTATTTATACAGTAACAGTAGGCGCTGGTGGTACTGGCGGTATAGCTGGTGGAAGTGGTGACGGTACTAATGGCGCAAATTCTGTTTTTTCAACAATTACTTGTATTGGTGGCGGTGCTGGTCAATCAACATCTCCGTTTACAGGATTTAGCGGTGGTTCAGGCGGTGGTGGTTCTTACGCCGTTGTTGGTGGCGGTGCTGGAACTGCTAACCAAGGATTTGCTGGAGGTGCTGGTTCAGCAACTGTACCATATGCTGGCGGTGGTGGAGGTGCTGGCGCAGTTGGTGCTTCTGCCGTTTCTGGTTCAGGTGCTGCTGGTGATGGTGGCGCTGGAGTAACTGTTGCTATTACTGGTTCTTCTGTCATATATGGCGGTGGAGGTGGTGGTGCGGGTGGATTTAATGCTGGCGGCACATGGAATGGCGGCGCTGGTGGTTCTGGCGGTGGTGGTGCAAGTTCTCAATCTACTGTAGGATCACCGGGTGAGGATGGCAAAGGCGGTGGTGGTGGTGCTAGTGGTCGTTTAACCAACACATTTTTTAATGGTGGTAAAGGCGGTGATGGTGTTGTAATCATCTCCTACGCTGGCGCACAAGCATTTACTGGTGGAACAGTAACATCTTCTGGCGGTAATACTATTCATACATTTACAAGTAGTGGCTCTTTAGCTCCACTTTAAAGGATATAATTATGGCGCATTTTGCAAAAGTAGAAAACGGAGTAGTAGCCCAAGTTATAGTGGCAGAACAAGATGTCATTGATAGCGGCATCTTCGGTCATGGATGGGTACAGACTTCATACAATACACATGGTGGGCAACATCCTGAAGGCAGACCATTGCGTAAAAACTACGCTGGTATTGGCTACACATACGACAGCCAAAGAGATGCTTTTATTCCTCCACAGCCATTTCCATCTTGGACTTTAAATGAACAAACTTGTCTGTGGAGTTCTCCAGTACCTTATCCTACAGACAATAAGCCTTATTCATGGGATGAGGCTACATTAACTTGGGTTGAATCTGTATGACAGAAGCTGACTTAAAACTCCTAAGCCACGAAGAAGTCTGTAAAGTTCGCTACGAACAGATTAATGCTAGACTAAAAAGACTAGAACAGATTCTCCTTGGTACTGCTGGATTCATTATTATAACATTACTAACTCTGGTACTTAAATGAGTAGACCACATTCCGTAGGCAAGAATCTTACTGCTAATACATTGACAACAATGTTTACTGTTCCAACTAGGAACATGGCTAAGTGGACTTTATTATATGCTTATAATGGCACAGCCTCTTCTAAGAATTTCAGAGCATTCTGGTACGACGCTTCTGAGAATGTAGAGATTGCTGTAGTATATGATTATTCTTTAACTTCTAAGAACTTCTTACGTATTGACGGACAAGCCCATGTAGTCTTAGACGAGCATGATGAGATTCGTGTATTAATTGAAACTGGTGCAACGAATGCAAGCTGTATTGTAACACTAGAATTAGAACAACGCAGTACCGTACAAAACTTTACATAACCACTAAAGGAAATAATATGCCAATGGTCAAAGAGAAGAAGTTCCCCTACACAATGAAGGGTAAGAAAGAAGCTAAACAGTACGCCAAGAAGACTGGTGCTAAGGTAGTATCTAAACCAGCTAAGAAGATGGGTGCAATGCGTGGCTACTAAACCCGGCTTGTATGCCAATATCGCCGCTAAACGCCGTCGTATTAAGGCGGGTTCCGGCGAGAAGATGCGTAAGGTAGGCAGCAAAGGCGCACCTTCGGCGCAGGACTTCAAAGAGTCTGCTAAAACAGCTAAGAAGAAGAAATAATGCCAAAGAAAGCATATCAGAACCCAGAAGGTGGTTTAAACGCCAAAGGAAGGGCTTACTTCAAGCGAACAGAAGGTGCTAACCTCAAGCCTCCAGTTTCTGCTAAAGCGGCTGCAAAGTCGCCTAAAGCGGCTGGAAGGCGTAAGAGCTTCTGTGCAAGGATGGGCGGTGTCAAGGGTCCGATGAAGGATGAAAAAGGCAGACCTACAAGAAAAGCCTTAGCCCTCAAGAAATGGGATTGTTAAGATTTTACTTGACAAAACAGTGAAAACATGATAGGATAGCAAATGGCTTCGTTAAACTATATTCAACTTGTAAATGATGTGTTGATTCGGCTTCGAGAGCCAGAGGCTTCTTCTGTCTCCGATAACGCTTATGTTAAGCTCATTGCTCGTTATGTTAATGATTCTAAGCGTCAAGTTGAGGACTCTTATAACTGGAATGCTTTATCAGAGACATTGTCCGCTACAACAACAGCCGATGTATTTAACTATGTATTAACAGGTTCTGGACAACGCTTTCGGGTTATTGATGTTCTTAATGATACCGATAACTTCTTCGTTGAGAATGCTTCCACGATTTGGATGGATCAGCAGTTCTTGTTGACGACCCCACAAAAGGGTAGTCCAATGTACTATAACTTTAACGGGACAAACGCTAACGGCGATACACAAGTAGATTTATTTCCAATCCCTAACGGTGCTTATAACCTTCGCTTTAACATTATTAAGCCACAAGTACCTTTAGCAGTTAACGCTGATACACTTCTAGTTCCTGACGAGCCAGTCATCTTAGGTGCATTAGCTAGG